TATTTAAATATTCATTTACTTTTTGTTCTATAAATCTTATAATGAATTGTCCTGCAAGTGTAATTGCTGTTGCCTGTCTTACATCATAATATCTAAAATACTGATTACCAATAGCACCGTAAGCACTATTCAATGCAATCTTTTTTGCCCATTGTATATTATGACAACGAGCAATTTCATTTTTTAATTTAGGTTCTTTTGTTTTGTTATATAATTTTTTCGCCTCTAACATTTTACTCTTAAATTGAACACGGTCATTATACATTTTGCCTAATAGTTTAGGTAAAAAACCTTCACTATCAGTTTTGAATAACGCACCGTTAGGTGTTATAGTAGCACCTTCTTCTTTAAGATATGCTAGAGGCGTTGTTTGATTCAACATCTTATTAACTGTTATACCATCTGATTTCATACCAATAATTTTTTCTGGAGAAATATTATATTGCATAATCAAATGTGGGTATAGCGAGTTGATGTCAAACGAAACAATCCATTTGTGCATACCGACCAATGGGTCTTTTACATATGCACCAGGATACTTTTCATCTTTTATATTATCTTCTTTTGGTGGGATAACAATGTTATCTTTACGCAAGAAGTTATAGATTAATGTATCCCAAAATCTAACTTGTGAAAATACATCTTGGTAATTAATCTTTGCCTCATAGGACATATTTAAGATTAATTCAATTAGTTTTAATTTGTCTTCTAGTTTATCAACGATTTCTACATCTTTAATATTATAATCTATAAACGATTGAAAGTCTTTTGAATACCACTCTCTAAATGTATCATAAGGATTATCATCTTTTTTTATTCCTACTTCTACTTTACCTATGTAATCAAGTTTATAACTTTCTTGTCTAACAGGTATAAACTTTTTATATAAGTCAAGGTAATCTAACATAGCAATACCTACTATATCATAATATAATTGTGATCTACCTCTTACAACTATTTCTTCGGTACTTACTAGATTCCAAGGTGATAATTTTCTTACAACTTTTTCATCTGTTAATAATTTAATTCTATTACACAAATAAGGTAAGTCAAAAAACTTTGTATTCCAACCTGTAATTACATCTGGATAATTCTTCATCCAAAATTTCATAAACTCCATAATCAAAGACTTTTCATTTCTACATTTAATATAAGTTACATCTGTTCTATCGGTTTTATAATCACCGACACCCCAGGTTAGTATTTGTTTATTGGATTGATTCTTAACTGTAATTGCTAATAGTTGTTCTACTGGATTTTGTACATCTGGAAAACCATTTTCAGCAGTACACTCAATATCAAGTGTGAATATTTTTATAAGTTCTTTTGAAAATTTTATTTCTTCAGGATAGTTGTCTGAAATATATTGATACTGATAACGATCCATACCAAAGATAGGTGCATTGCTTGTACTATAAGTTCTTTTAAATTCTCTTGCTTTTTTGATATTGTCAAACTTAATTGGTTTTAGATATTGACCTAATAAAGATTTATGGTCAGTTTTATTTTTTGAAATTGCAAAAAGAGTAGGACTATAATCAATCTTCTCTTTAAATTCTTCACCATTATGTATACCTCTAACTAGAAGTTTACCATAATTTTCTATTACACTTTTATAAAAGTTCATTATCTCTTAAATGCACCGTCAAATTATCTAATTCTTTTGTAAGATATATTTGACAACTTAATCTACTTGTGCCTTCTTTATATCCTTTTTCATATTCTATTAATTCTTGTTCCATAGAGTTTTGCTCTATTGGTAATTTACTTACCCAAGCATTACCTACCCATATATGGCAAGTAGCACAAGCACAACACCCACCACAATCTGCTGGTATTTCTGCCAAGTTTGCTTGTTTGGCTGCCTCCATTAAAGTCCAACCTACAGGCACCTTCACTTGGACTTTCTCATTATTTGTCCGTATAAAGTTAACTGTTATCACTTCTTCAAAGTTGGTATATTTGTTTCTGTTATTAAACTTGATTTGGGTGTTAATATCCTACTTGTATTTTGTTCGTAAGATTTTAATATTTCCTCTTTAGGATCAGTAGTAAAAACTATCTTATCTTTGCCAACTGTAATGGTATCACTTTTACCAAAAGCATTGTATAAAGACATCATTAACTGTACTGGTTGTCCTGGTGCTGATTGTTGAGGTATTATTACGAAAGGATTTTTTAGACTAATCCCTTGATCGTTCTCACCTACTTTAGCGATTACATCTTCGCCAGTAGAGAGTCTTAATATTTTCACTTCACTCATTATATTTCTCCTTATTGTTATAATATAGTTATATCACATATTGACTATAAAGTCAATGCTACTTGTCTATTGGTTTCAATCTTTTACTTAAAACAAAGGTTCTATTAGGGTTTACACTTACATTCATTTGACGCATTAAATTTCTATTGACTAGCAAATCTGAACCTGATCTAGGTCTTTTATCTAATCCTACTTCTACACCTACATATGTAAAACCATTAAAAGTTATATCTAATAATATTGTAGGTCTTTTTTCTGACGCTTCATTGGTTGCATTTGATCTAAAGACTTCACTTGTACCGTGTCTAGGTTTAGAATAAACTTTTCCATCATACTTCCATTTAACAATTTTCTTGTCTGATATAATTTCATCTGCGTGTAAAGCACACGCTTCAGAACCATTACCTGTATCAAATTTACATCTTACTTTTCCTAAATCATCTAGGTCAATTGTTTCTAACCAACCACATTCAACAAGTGATTGTCTATCCCAATGTGCTCTTGTTGAAACCCAATCAATTACATTGTACATTAATTCTTCACCATTTATTTTACCAGATGGTTCTGGATCGGAATAATAATCTTTATACTGATAACCTTCGTAATCAGCACCTGATCCTGGACTACCGTTAAGTTCTAAAATATATGGTTTGCCTTTGTATATGATATGGTCAACACCTAACATATATGCTTTTGAAGCACGAGCGGCTTTTAATATTAATGCTCTTTCTTCATCATTTATTTTGTAAGGGTATGCTTCAGCACCTCTATGTGTGTTTGATCTAAAGTCATAGGTACTATGCACTCTTTTAGCACTTGCAAATATTTTATTATCTACTACAAAAGTTCTTACATCAAACTTTGTAGGCATATATTCTTGTATTAAAAGTTCAGCATTTAGTTTCCACATTGCCTGAACAGTTGCAACAAGACCTTCATAACTTTCAATCTTAATTACTCCAACGCCTTGTGTACCTGTTAATGTCTTTAAGATAAGTGGAAACTGTCCACCAATCATATCTAATGCTGTTCTTAAATTCTTTTCGTTTGATACGAAAGCAGTTCTTGGTATTGGTATACCAAACTTCTCACATAATAATGCTGAGGTTAATTTATTATCACAAGTTAGCATTGCTGATCTTGTGTTTAACATAAATGCTTGTGAGTTTTGAAAAGCAGATATTAAAGATAATCCTGCTTCATCTTGCAACGCACCACCTCTTGTTATACAAACGGTGTCTTTACCTATAAAGGTATGTTCACCATTTTTGCCATCGTAATTATAGATTGTTAAGGTATTTTTGTCTTCGTCTTTTTGTGTGATGATTGTAGTATTAGTATTTACGATAATACATTTATAACCTTTTTTCTTACACGCCTTTTGTATAAGATCGGCAGTTGTATTTTCTTTAGGGTCTTTAGAATCTGCTATTGTGATAATAGCAACCGTAATAGGTTTCTCTTTACGCTCTAAATCTTGTTCTACAAAAAAATCTTTAAACTTTGGTATCTGCATTTTCGCTACTTTTATCTATCTTTTTCCCTATGTTATATTTAGCAGATAAAGTCCATTCTTTTTTCTCTTTAAATGGTAATACTTTTATCTGACTTAAAGGTGCTTTGTTGTCAGCACTCTCTTTTTTAACTATATCAATTAGGTTCCAGTCTTGTAATAAAATAGCGATTGTATTTCTTCTTTGTATATCGTTTTCAACTAAAGTTGCCTTCTTGCCATCTAAAGCAAAAAGTTCTTTAAAATGTACGATATAATATTTACCTTGTTTGTGCAATATATGACACGATTGAAATAGTGTTTTGTCTTTTCTACTTGCAACACCTATTCGTGTTAAAGTTTCTCTAACTTTTAGGAAATCGTCAGGTTGCTTGATGGTACATTCTAGCATACTCTCTGGCTTCCATTGTAATTCTTCACTCATTTAGTTTTTCTCCCACCTTTAAATAAGGTTTCTTTAATATGTTCAATGTCTTTCGTTGTGAGTATGTTCAAAGCCTCTCTTGCTTTTTCATTACTATAACCAAAATACTCTTTTATATACTCTATGTCTTTCAATTTGGATTGTCTTAACCATCTACCACCAAATCTTTTTTTTCTTCTAACACTATTTATTAAAAATTGAAATTGTATCTGATTGTCTAGGAAGTGATAACCGTTCATTTCATTTGCTTGTGGAAGTGTATCCCAAAACATTGATAAACAACGGTTTATTATATACGCTGGATATTTTTTTATCCAGGTCTCGTCTGATTTCATTAAGTCCTCTTTGGACTCATTAATCGCTTTTAAATATTCTTTTAATTCGTATGCCATTCTTATTTGCGTTTGTTATGTCTGCCCATATAATGCTGTGATGGTTCATAATCCCATCGGTGTCCGTGATGACCTCTTATATCTGCATACCACATTCGCAATTTGACTATACATACTCGCCAAAATGTTCTTCGTGCCATTGTACTTTATTCTATCCATATATTAATTGTTATTTAAATTTGCAAGTTGCCATTATTTCTGTCAAGCAAGCAACCATATTTATCTCTTGGTCTGCTACGAATGCTGATTTATATTGGTATCCTGCTAATAAAAGTATTGCTTGTGGTACTGATTGTGGTTGTAGATATTCTTTTGAAGACTTATAAATTATTCTAAACAAGTCTGATGGTTGAACATTTAGATTGTTAACCACCCATTTTCTAGTTTCATTAAAATCTTTTTTCTTCAAACAAGCAAATAAACTTTTAATATCTGCCTCTTTTTGATTAAAGAATATACCACTATCTATCTTACCATTTACTGAATATCTTTGTAATTCATTGATAGTCTTTCTGAAATCTGGAAAATGCTTCTCAATTAGAGTTGCTAAGACCTTCTTATCATAAGGTATTTTGTTCTCATCTAATATAATACCTAGTCGTTTCAACAATGCCTGACCTGCTTTTAGTCTATCACCATTGACTATCTTAAAATCTATTTGAGTTAATCTACTTCTTAATGGTTCAATAAACTTGTAAGGATAATTACAAGTCATTATGAATCTACAATTTTCAAAGAAAGTTTCAATGAAATTACGCAAAGCAGGTTGTACAGACTCGGCATTCATATAATCTGCCTCGTCAATTATGACTACTTTGTGTTTGGATTCTATATTGAAAGATACAGTAGAAGCAAAGTTTTTAATCTTGTTTCTTAATGTATCAATATGTCT